ATCAGATGGCTGCTTAAAAAAAGAACAAATGGTAGTGTCCGCTATTGCCAGTACACCTCAGTCAGATATGTCAGCAGCCCAAACAGCAGACTCCCCAGCACGCCTATTGCCGCCCACTGAGACGGGGAAACCCTGTCCAGCAACTGCAGGAACCAGTAGCCCGTTCCCACCGCTGACGTGGTGTATGACACACCTGTTGTGATTTTTTCCATCTGGTCCATACCCCGTCTCCCGTTATCCGGAAGCTGACAACAATAAAAAAGCCACCAGTTAACTACTGATGGCTCTGATAACTCATGCAAGCGTCTCAGACGACCCACTGACACTACCGGTGAGTTTAACGATACCTTCCATTTGACTGGCTCACTTTTTATGATGATGCCGGTGCATTTATCTCCAGCACCAGACTTTCTATCTCAACGCCATACGTTGCATTTTTGGTAATATCCGTCAGCGTCAGTGCATTTAGTCCCACTGCCAGACTGTCTTTTATGGCCTGGAATGCCGGGCCAGTACGATGACGTAGTATCACTCCGGCTCAGTTGCACCACTGACCACCACATCACCTTCTGCTGCAATCGCCTGCATCAGGGTATAAGGGGTTATGGCCACCGGACTACCAAACGGCTGCCAGCCCTCTTTCAGTTTATGTGTCAGCTTTTCCGCAAGATCTGACGGCGGCGCCGCCCTGACAACATCATAGTGTTTAAATGCCATGGTTCTTTCCAACATCTGAAAAATAATTCTTTAAAATACCTGACATGTAATACAGAAAAAACACAAAACCATACCTTAAATAAAAACCTGATTATCAAGCAGATATGCATGGATAAACTACAAGACGAGATATAAACCACCCTGCATTTAAATAAACAATAAACAACATCAGAAAAATAATTCTGTTCTATGGTTTAATTCAAAAATATCATTTATACTTTTCAGAACATCACCAGCAAGGCATAAACAAGGAAACTAAATGAAGTGGATTGTGATTGATACAGTTATCCAGCCATCATGCGGAATATCTTTTTCAGTCATATGGAGTAAAATAAAATTAATAATCTGGTATCAATCGGATGCTTTCTTACCTCCTGAAAGTATATTTACACTGACTCACACAGGCATCATGCTCAATAACAAAGTGCTACCTGTAACCATTTACAACGTAGTACCATTCAATAAAACATTCTGGAATTTAATCAAAAACAGCCAGGAATGCCCTACAAATACAGATAACGTATTGAATGAATGCTTTAATAACCGTTGCACTCTGCAAATATGCCCTTATGGACTAAAACAACAAAGTCCATAAGGAGTTTACTCACATCTGACAAAATCAATATAAACAGCCCCTCCGGAGAGGGGCTGGAGAGTGGCGCTATGTGCCATTCCATGGTGCCGGGTGCCTCCCGGTGAATTCAGTACCAGCACCTGAATCCGCGATTATCCCATATACCTACTCGCTGATTGCCCCTCCGCACAGGGGGATTCACCATGCCAGTTTCTTTTAACAAACTCCCCGCAAACCAGACAACAGTCAACCGCCTGAATTGTGAAGTATTTAAAAATTTCTCCCGCTAACTGATACCCGGCTAACAGTCTGGCGTTTTCTTTTTCAGCAACGGGAAAGCAACAACCACCACACCCGCCACCAGCACACCGTCAGCCGGCACTGACATTATCCGGCTGCTGCAATGCCATTAACAAAAACAGTAAGCAATCACTTTTTACCGTAACAGGTGATAATCCAGATATGTATCTACCCCAGATGAGTAATCCGAAGTTCATCCATACCACAGGTCCTGGCTATTCTGTTGTACTCCTGAACAAGAGCAAATAATTCTGAATTAGCAACCATGAACTCATCGCAAACCCTCTGTATAGCATCACTATTCAGAATAATAACGTCTCTTCCCGAAAGACGATCAGGAGTACAGAACAAAACTGTCAAACGGCTGAAGGCCTTTGCTCGTGCTGCATTGACTATATCAATACGCTGCCTAAGGATGAAACACCCCGACGCCTCATCAATATTCACTCTACCCACACCATATGAATGATAAATACTTAATGCTGAAAAAACCATTAGACCGTATAACAAATACTCAATCAATACTTAACAGAACTTTTATTTTTGACAAATATATAATATTTTCAACAATATCCTGAGCCAGGTATATTTCAGTATAAGGCTCTGCCGGAAGGAATCTGGAAGAATGAATATGGCGCGCTGTACTGGATTCGAACCAGTGACCGATTGCTTAGAAGGCAATTGCTCTGTCCGGCTGAGCTAACAACGCTGAATACCGATAATGGACCGCCATCGGGGACCCGCCCCCCGCACCAACAACCCTGTTATCGTGTCGTCTGCTCTTCCTGATAAGCTAATGGCGGTTTGTGATGGTGGCCCTTGCTGGATTTGAACCAGCGACCTGGCGATTATGAGTCGCTCGCTCTCACCACTGAGCTAAAGGGCCGGGAGCAGAATAATAACGGTCCGTAATTAATTTCGCAATAAAAAAACCCGCTCAGCGGCGGGTTGTAGAAACTCTTCTAACGCCAGGCATAAAACGCCCATCATTATGACGAATTTACCACAGATTCCGGAAAAATCAACCTTGTTACCTAGTTACCTTTTTTAACTGCCGCTCAGCCCATGCTTCTTCAATATCAAACCGGGTCACCAGCGCATCATAAAATTTCTTAACTGTTTTTTCCCATGACGCGCGTGTTATCTGGTTTGTCACCTCGCATATAGCATTAAATGCCTCCGTTGATGGTAGTCTTTCATAGCCACGACCACCACAACGCTGGCAGTCTCTGATAACAGGCATACCACGTTTTACCGACTCTTCACGATGAATGGCGACACCACGCCCACGGCAATCCTTACAGGCGGTGGAAACCTCACCCTTTCCGCCACACTCCGGACAGGCAACTTTTACCACCTCCCTGACTTTTTTCCATTCTTCCCAGTAAAACGGATACACACCTTTCGTACACTTTGCCCATACCGGCGGCTTACCATCCGGATACTGGATCTTGTTTGTAAAAACTATGCTTTCAATAAATTTTTCCCCATAGCAACAAGGGCACTGCTTTTTACTCGCTGCGCTGCGGGCATAATCCTCAAAAGCGTACGAAGCCATAATGCGCATCACTACCGGTTTTATTTCTGCCGGAAGTTTTCTCAACGCCGCCACACGATCGCACCGACTGAGTGCATAATCTGCCAGTAATTCTGTTGCCCGCGCCCTGTCATTCATACTGATGCCCATTTTCCCCAGGAACGCAGAAAAACCCATCTCAGCCCGATTCTGTGTCATGCCCTGCGCGGCCATCACATCAGTGATACTCAGCGCATCTTTTGACGTTGAGGCCGATGCATCGGTCAGGCCAGGGGATTTTGGGGAGTAGTATTTCGGTAAATCTTCCAGTTTCATTTTTTGACCTGCTCTTAATGCATTATGGGGTAAATCTTCACCCCCAGACGTCCACCAGATACTGGCTGACCACGAACGATATTGATTTCATCAAACTGCTCATCGTCCATTAACACTCCCGCATGCGTCAGCGCATCCAGCGGTGCTTTCAGGATATTGTCCAGGTCGCGACGACGCTTATCCGGTGGCTCTGCAATCACCTTTATCGCCAGCCTTCCGGACAGGCTTAATTTCAGCCGCTGCTGGCGAACAATAAGCGCCACAGCCCGGCGATAACGCTTTCCCTCCTCCGAGATAAAATATGTGCTGCCACGGCGTCGCCAGTAAGTGTTCACCGTCGGCGGGTAAGGTAAAACCAAATCTATGAGCATCAGTCACCTCTTTTACCCAAGCACGCCAGTTGCAAAGGCGTGATCAAGAAAACGAAAAATTAAATCAACCTGAGAACCATGCTTTTCTTCGAACGCCAGAGGATCCGCATGAAGCTCGTTGTGATGCTCCCGACACAGCGGTAGCGTGAAAATATCGTGAGATTTGGTCCCCATTCCGCCCTGACCATGACCAATCAGGTGATGGGGATCGTCGGCTGGCTTACCACAACACGCACACGGCTGTGTCTTCACCCAGCGTTTGTATTTCTCGTTAACCCAGCGGCGACGTTTAGGTCGTTTCATGAAAGATTCCGGAGACTCAGGATCAACGGCAATGCTGACCACCGTCTTTTCCTGTTGTGGGTTCTGTTGCTGGTGGGCGTGAGGCAGCGGCGCAAGATTTTTTGTGCGCTGCTTCAGTATGCTGGTGGCGGTCTGCTCTCCCGGCACGATGTCGCTTTCACGGTACATTGAGCGGATTTTTTCCGCACGCAACCCCAGCGAACGACGTAATACCGCTTCCGGTAGCGCGTCCGCCACCTGATTGCGGACCGCCCACCAGGATAATTCAGCCAGAGATAATTCACGCTCCTGCGTACCGCTTATTGCGTGACCGATGACGTCAATCATCCATGCTGACAGGTTTTGATGAGCAAGTTGCTCGAGTGATTCGGATGTCTGGTCACGCAGCTGGTTGTCGCAGTGCCAGCACAATACCATTGCGCCGGTACCATAACGGTGAATGACGGTTTCGCTGTGATGATAATCGCCGTGTGGCCACTGGCAGGATTTAATATGGCGCAACAGCCAGTCAGACAATGCGCCAGCACCACCAGCAGCACGAATCACCCGTGCGTTACTGAAAAACGGCAGCAATGTTTTGTCTTCCACTAGCGGCTGGCGAACGGCAGGAACGACCCCGGACGGCAGATTACGCATGCTTTTCGGTTCCGGCTCCACCAGTACCCGGGTATTGTGGAATACCGGCATGGATTCACGACCGGGCTTAAGGACCACCAGCCCGAGTTCCGGAACCAGAACAGGTCGAAGTAATACCCGCACGTTACCTCCAGATCCGTTGCTGGAATGTGCGGGACGGACGCGGTGGCTGTTCGGAGTAAGGGAGCCTGACGGAGATTATCTAGTGACGGTAGTCGAGGCTAAGGGCTTTTTTAACCTCGCATCCGCGCCTGCGGTAACACTGAATAAGCCATTCGGCCTGTTCTTCAGTGCATGAGGGATGCTGGTACCAGTCTGACTTAAATGCGTGAGAATACCGCTCGTGCGTGTGGGCAAGAACGGTCGAATTATCATGATTGTAATATTTTGCGTTGCGTGCCATCGGTTTTCTCCGGTGGCACGGTGTTACTCAGCGGGAGTTCAGCCCCGCGCAAGATTGTAGATGAGTTTATTCTTCTGAAAAAGCAGAAAAGCCAGCTTTTATTCCGATCTCTTTCAATGCCTGTAATGAAGTGACAAACTCACCGTCGCGCAAGATAAATCCGTCCGTCACTCGGGCATCCACAAAATTAATTAACGCAGCCCCATTTTTTTGCAAACACACAATGCGGTAATGACTAACAATATTTCCATTTTCAACGCACACAGCATAGAGGCCATCTTCACAAAAAATTTTACGCAGTTCTTCGATGTTCATCATCAGAATCCTTCCAGATAAGTAGCACTCCCCTGTTCGGGGTCCATCCCTTTTATCCCTGCGCGCTACTTAAGTATTTTTGATTCTATTCCGGCACCATCCAGAACTTCAAATGCGTTGAAAATAAAAACAAAAAACCGCCGAAGCGGGTTAAGTGCGGGTGCGTTGAGGATGCCTGCCACATCAGAGGTGGCGAGGGATTTCTCACTCGCCGGGTCTCTTACTCCTCAGGTTCGTAAGCTGTGAAGACAGCGACCTCCGTCTGGCCGGTTCGGATTCGTACCTCGCAGAGGTCTTTCCTCGTTACCAGTGCCGTCACTATGACGGTTAAACAGATGACGATCAGGGCGATTAACATCGCCTTTTGCTGCTTCATAGCCTGCTTCTCCTTGCCTTTCGGCACGTAAGAGGCTAACCTACATTTGTGAGACATAGATTGGGCCTCAGATTAATGTTAAGCGTCTTGCAGGACGCGTAATGTTAACTGGGGCTTTTCTCTGTCTGCCTTACAGTGGCATGCCCGAGGCAGACAGCCTCAAGCACCCGCAGCAATCTTACCGATACCGATAAGAAAACGCTATTTTTTATTGCCAGCACCTTCTATCCAGGCTAATTTATCTGCGTCAGAACGGCGCAATGCGCTCGCCTGAGATACGTTTACTTGCCATGGTAACAACAGGTAACGGCAATTGCTGTTTCTGTTTTGTTTCCTTCAAAAACCCCGGACCATCAATCCGGGGTTTTTGTTTGTTAACCCCAACGGCAAATCGAATACACCACCAGCGCCACCGCCATCGCAATTCCTACCGTGGTGAATGCCTCAGGCCAGGTCATTGATTCACCTCCTGCGGTGGTTCCGGTAGCGGCATCCAGTGAGTTGAGCTCTCTACTTCAACGCCGTCTTTGTCCACAAAAGCCATCTTATTCCCGCCACGAGTGGGGCAAAAAACCTTATCCCAGGAACCGGGGAATACATTCCCGAGATCATCGAGAAGAATCACATCGCAATATTCAGCAGGAACTGCATCACTACAGCTTATCCAGCCAGCCAGAGTTACCGGAGAGTTGCCAGCCTTACGCATGGCCATTTCCACGATTTCAACCATATCTCCTGGTGGAATTTTACAAAGTTGCCCAATACATTTCTGCTGCCTGGCATATTCGAGAATGTGCTCCAGTTTGGTTCGATTAATCATTATTTATCTCCCTTAAGCATGGCAGCGCGGCAGGCGTTCCAGCCATCAACATAATCAAACGTATTACTATCGTTTGGCCCGATTTCATCCGGCACTATCGGCTCTGGTTGGATAGTGACGTTGGCAAAGGCAGCACGCAAACCGGTTTTAATTTCTTCGATTTCATCAGAGCCAAGCGATGAATCTGACAGTGCGTGATGGAATGCGTAAGCCATGTCGTCGTTTACTGCAACCGGCACTGCCGGCGCTGCGTAAAGCGGTGTTATATCTGCCCGAAAATCACATGCTTTATGCAGTCGTACCCAACGCTCAACTTCCGCTTTGTAAAAATATATAGCAGTGAACGTATTAGATTCCTGGTCAACTTGAGTAAACGTCACCTTCCACGCTACAGCTACGGCTTTCCATCCATCAGGTTGTCGCATTCGCGGGGCAGCATAAAGCTCATGCATTCCATCAGGCAGCGAGTGACCCACATACTCACCGAACCCATCAATACACATGCCCCCATCTTCAACAATGCATTCCGCTACAGGCTCTGCTTCCAGTGATGCCAGAGCGATAAGCGCCAGTTCACGAATTTCACCGCCGTCTATATCGTCAATATCATCGCGGCCAGAAATGTTAGCCAGCCATTGCAGTCGCTCTTTGGTAATAGTAGTCATGCCGTAGCCCCTTCTTGATATATTTCAAACCAGAACACAACCGGGTCAGATTTCATTTCAACCAATCCCATACGAACCAGCGCTTTGCCTTTCCCGGACGCAAGGAATTCACGACGACCATCACTGATAATTCGTCGATAATCTTCCAGGCTACTGCAATGCTTGTGCAGATTGCATGGGTGGCATTCTGGTACCATGTTGGATATATCGTCACGTTCCTGGTGAAGCATATTTCCATCAAAACGAATGACCGGTTTTACATGGTCTGCATGCCACTTTTCGCCAAGTTCGCAGCCGCAATAAGCGCAGCGACCACCGAACTTCATGCGCAGTTCTGCACGTTGTTTTTTCGTCAGTGCCATATCAGCTTTCCTTATACGGATTAATTTTATTGTGCAGTGTGTTGAATGACGCCCATACCACGTCGTTATACAATTCAATAACTGGCTCAATTATTTTTCCGATTATCCAGACAAAAATTTGCGGGGATATCGGTGTCATCAACACGATAAACAGAATGAGAAACAGGAATTCTGTTGTTCTACTCTTTCGCGGATATTTTTTTCTAAATAATGTAACCATTCATTACCGCCCTTTCGGGCGGTCTCCTGATGATTTGAGGGTGCAGAAATCCCTCCGGTTAAGGATTAA